CGCACAGAGTACCACCAACGGCCCAGCAGTGCATGACAAGCCATGAAATTAAGTAGTTTAATTAAACCTATTTATGACATTGTTGAACCGGTCGCCCACACCAAGTGGTCGACGGTTTGTCCTGTGGTGTTGGGAGCGTGCCTCTCGATTAGCTTGCCATGCATCTTGGCGTGGGTGCACCAAGTTGCGTTGCAACGCCTAACTAATTCAGAGGAACTGTTGGGAGCACAGCTCGTGGATGCAGTCGATGATGCAGACCATGAGTTGGAAGACCAAGGAGATGCCCTCGAACAGTCGGATGGGATGCTCATGATCCAAGATCCACCAGAAGATGGTGAGGTACGTGAGCACCCCTGGAGAGTGCGGGCAGGCAATGAGAAGAAATTCATTGCCGCTTGTGTGTTAGCCGCAAAAAATCAGTTTGGAACGCCTGCTCTGATAGAGGCGAATAGGCTGGTTGTGAGGAAATTTGTGGCAGACTTGATGACACAACGGGGGATGAGACCGTCTCATATAAGCAAATTCCTGCCATTCGTGGAGGAACTTGTATTCGTCCCCACTGCACATGAACTAGGCGCCAAACGCATGGCCAGGGCGTTGGCGATCCTAGACCGGCAAGAGAGGTATAGATTGGAACTCCAAACGGAGAGCCGAATATCGCGTGTGCTGCGGTTCCTACTTATGGGATCCGTAGCTGGCGCGGTGAGAGAAGCCCGTCGTGCATAACGGTGCCAGGAACGTGGACCAGGGGGTTTGATTGTGTGGCCTAAGGAAAGTGCGACAGCAGCACAATCCGCCGCACCAGATCACCCGGATTTGGTGGTCCAGAGGTTTCTTGGTGGCCGTGCAAAACCACGCATGAGTTATGTAATTTCCAAAATGGCTCCGGAAAATACGGCATGTGTGTACCCACACGACATTGTAACTATAGAAAGAGCGCTAAAAGAACGGGTGTTTTTCGTCGATCTTGGAGGACGATGGCAGCCTGCGCCGACACCTTTGCCCGGTCTGACCTGTCAGCGGTTGGAACAATTCCGACGTCGACTTAAACCACACTTACCCTCGACCACCCAGTGTACCTATGAGGAATTTCTCTCATACTACACGGGTCGCAAGTTTGTTGTGTATAAGAAGGCAGTGGAGAGTTTGAGATCAATTGGGATCTCCGCTCGTGACAGCAGAATCAAGGCATTCGTGAAGGCGGAGAAGGGCAAACCCGGTTCTGCGCCGAGGGTCATCCAACCTCGTGATCCTCGATACAATGTTGAGGTCGGCAGGTTTATTAAGCCGATCGAGGAGCGATTGTGTAAAGCTATAAGTAAGGTATTTGGTGGGCCGACAGTGATGAAGGGGTATAATGCACATGGAGTGGCAAAGCAGATGCACTCAATGTGGACCCAGTTTTCCAAGCCCGTGGCCATCGGGTTAGACGCCAAGCGGTTTGATCAACATGTGTCAGTCGACATGTTGAGGTGGGAGCATGGCATATACAAGGATTGCATCAAGTCTCCAGTAGATAGGGCAATCCTGAGTGAGCTCTTATCTTGGCAACTGATTAACCGGGGTAGCGCCTACTGTAAAGATGGGAAACTGAGGTATAAGGTCAAAGGGAAGAGGATGTCAGGTGACATGAATACAGGCCTGGGCAATTGTCTCCTCATGTCGGCTATGGTGTATTCGTACTGTAAGAGCAAATGCGTAAACATCAGGTTGGCGAACAATGGGGACGATTGTGTAGTATTCATGGAGACCCGTGACATGGATCGATTCCGTAACGGTTTGGAAGAGTGGTTCTTAGAACTAGGATTCCAAATAGTAGCGGAGGCACCGGTCCACGATTTTGAACGAATAGAATTTTGTCAATCCCATCCAGTGCATGATGGATACCAATATACAATGGTGCGGAATCTTCGGGCATTTGTCAAAGATTCGGTATCCTTAGTCCCACTCACCAGCCCCTTCACGGTCAAGTCCTGGTTGGCCGCGGTGGGTGATGCAGGCATGTCGTTGACGGGAGGCATACCCATTTGGCAGGAATACTATTCAGTTTACCAAAGATCGTCCGAGGCGTTAACATCACAAAAGAGACGCCGTGGTGCCAGTAGATTTGTTGACCAGTCAGCTTTTGAGACGGGGATGATGATGGCAGCCCGAGGGATGCATCGAAAGTATGGGGACGTGAGTCCTTACGCTAGATACTCCTTCTGGTTAGCTTTTGGCATCACCCCGGACCACCAAATAGCGTTGGAGAAACAATACGAAGCACTCCCACTCATCCGTTTGATGACAAATGCGGATGAGGACTTGTTGGCCCCCCCATACCACAATGGTTTCACCGATGCTTACTAGTCGATTAGCCCACGAAACGGGTATGGGGTTCAAGTGTTTAAATGACCCAAAACGGTGGGAGACCTCAATAATTCCGTGCTAACCAAAATGCCGAGAGACTACACGGCGTCGGCCCCCTGTGGCGTAGGGGGTACACTTGGATGTATAGTCCCGTGATCTCGCGGGATCCCATACAGAGATACACACCACATGACCAAATGGCGCGCAAAGCAAAAGTTCAAATGCCGAAGAGGAGAGCGACGAAGGGGAAGAAGAAGAACACCCCCTTCGCTGACGCGGGAGAGATCTTGGGTGATCGGATTGGCCGCATGGTTGGTTACCCGATGCTGCGGGGCCTCGGACGATGGCTCGGCACGGGTATCGGAACGGTAGTGGGAAGTGGTGATTACCAAATGATTGGGCCTCAACCGAAGTACAACGTACTTACGTCTGATGTCCAAGTTCCGCAGTTTTCGTCAACCCGTCAGACAAACATAGTCTGTCACCGTGAGTATCTAGCCGATATTCAAGGCACTACAGCCTTTACTCTGAAGGCGTATTCCATCAACCCCGGGGCCCAAGGGACCTTCCCCTGGTTGTCAACGGTAGCTGAGAACTACCAAGAATATAGGATACATGGACTGATCTATGAGTTCAAGTCGATGATCACAGATAATGTGACATCGGGAGCACCAGGCATGTTGGTTATGGCGACCAATTACAATGCCTCAGCACCGTCCTTCAGCTCAAAACACGAAATGGAAAATTCGGAGTTTGCGGTGGCCACTAAACCGACAAATAATCTGATCCATGGGGTGGAGTGTGCGGAAACCCAAACGGTGTTACCAGTCAAGTTTGTGCGGGGAGGTACGGTGCCGGCAGGACAAGATTCCCGGCTCTACGACCTCGGGACTTTCCAAATAGCCACACAGGGCAATCCCAACCAGGTGTTGGGAGAGCTTTGGGTGTCTTATTGTGTGGAGTTCTTCAAACCGCTTATGCCGGCCACCACAGGCGGCAGTGTGGCCATGGGCCTGGTCCATAGAACAAATCCAACCTCAGGTGGGCCCTTAGGGACCATCGGGGTTTCGTTTTCGGGCACCATGGACCTCACGTACAGTTCGACGCAATTATCGTGGACTGGATACCCGGGTGACAATTATGTGGTGGACATTGCATGGTCTGGAACTAGTTCCATCCCATGGTCCCCACCTAATGTGACACCCACAAACTTGGTAGGAAAGAACTTTTGGGCTGGTGGGACATATTACGCTGTGTCCCCCGCAACGGGAGCTACAACCAATTATGCATCGCAACAATTGTGTTACACTTGCAATGCATCAACTCCCGGTACAGTGACCTTGGCTTTTACGGGTGGTGCCTACCCGACTAATTCAACGGATGTTACGATTATGGTTTCAGCCATTGATTCTAGTCTAAACTACCCGTAGGTTTGGATGTGTGTGTACCAAAACACTGCTGAGTGGACCGGGCTACTTCCGGAATATAAAACATGGGTCGAAAGCGCGTAGTTAAGGGTGGGGACAAACTTACACACCTGATCCCTTTAGTGCTAGGGTGGGCACACCTGAACAGTTAGTAGTAGCCCCATGGAGAAGTAGGACAAATGAGTATCTCGTGGTTTTACATGATGAGGTATAGCACCGCAGGCTTAGTACGTGCCTGACAAACACGCGGAAGCCAGTCAAACCACCCCCCCGTGCAGGCAGCCTAGATGTAGGTGTCTGTTATACGGGTTGTGGAGTAACGCCCACTGTTGGGGGGGAGGCGATCTTGCCAGCGTTGGCCCCGGTTGGGGCTGGTGGAAACAGCCACGGCGGACAGTCGGTGTGGTGGGCAACGGGTGGTCAGCCACCCGTCACCCATTTACATCCCATCATCACAGAAGACATGTGCTTCTGTTATGGTTGAAACGCTTGACAGCCGTGGGGGCCTGGATTCCATCCCCAAATCCCTGAAC